TACAGTGGACAAAGATAGATGTAGGTCTGCCAGACTTTCGTGAATCAAACAGGATATTTTACATATTTTGGGAGGCTTGCAAGGCTGACGATAGGGCGTTTGGTATATGCTACTTAAAGAATAGACGTTCTGGATTTTCATTCATGTCTTCTGGAGAGGTGTGCAATACTGGCACGATTGTTCGTGACTCTAGGATAGGCATACTATCTAAAACTGGTAATGATGCCAAGAAGATGTTTACCGATAAGGTGGTCCCAATAGTTAGAAACTATCCGTTCTTCTTTAAGCCTGTGCAGGATGGTATGGACAATCCAAAGACAGAGCTATCATTTAGAGTTCCAGCCAGCAAAATTACAAGAAAAAATATTGACGAGGAGAAGAACAACGACATTGACGGACTAGACACTACTATTGACTGGAAGAATACAGCTGACAATAGCTATGACGGTGAAAAGTTACTGCTGCTTGTTCATGACGAATCTGGCAAGTGGCTTAAGCCTGAAAATATTTTAAATAACTGGCGAGTTACCAAGACGTGTCTACGATTGGGTAGCAGAATTATAGGCAAGTGTATGATGGGTTCAACGTCTAACGCACTGTCTAAGGGTGGTGATAACTTCAAGAAACTTTATAACGATAGCGACCCTAAAAATAGATCTGCAAATGGTCAAACAAAGAGCGGTCTGTACTCATTATTCATTCCAATGGAGTGGAACTATGAGGGCTATATTGATGAATTTGGATGGCCTGTACTGGATGATCCATCTAAGGCAGTAGTAGGAATAGACGGAAACAAGATACAAAATAGCGTTATAACATATTGGAACAACGAGGTGTCATCATTGAAGTCTGACGCTGACGCACTAAATGAATTTTATAGACAATTTCCTAGAACGGAGTCTCATGCTTTTAGAGATGAGTCCAAGCAGTCTATCTTCAATTTGACTAAGATATATCAACAGATAGACTACAATGACTCTTTGATAAAGGAGAGATTCCTTACTAGGGGGTACTTCCACTGGTTAAATGGTGAGAAAGATTCAAAGGTAGTGTGGACCCCAGATCCAAAGGGACGATTCAATGTATCTTGGGTACCAGAGATATCTCTAAGAAATAATGTGATAACTAGGAATGGTAAGAAATACCCAGGCAATGAGGGTATGGGGGCATTTGGGTGTGACCCATACGACATATCTGGAGTAGTTGGTGGTGGTGGATCTAATGGTGCACTTCACGGTATGACAAAGTTTCATATGAATAATGGTCCGACTAACGAATTCTTTTTAGAGTATGTTGCCAGACCACAAACAGCAGAGATATTCTTTGAGGATGTCTTAATGGCTTGTGTTTTTTATGGCATGCCCATACTGGCAGAAAATAATAAGGCTAGACTATTGTATCATTTTAAGAATAGGGGATACAGGGGATACTCAATGAACAGGCCAGATAAACACCTTAACAAGCTATCTAAGACAGAGTTAGAGATAGGTGGGATACCCAACTCATCTGAGGACGTAAAGCAGGCTCACGCATCATCTATTGAGTCTTATATTGAGGAGTATGTTGGACTAGATACAGAGGGTACGTATAGAGATTCGAGCAATATGGGGTCTATGTATTTTACAAGAACACTTGAGGATTGGGCAAGATTTGATGTTAATAATAGAACTAATTTTGATGCATCAATTAGCTCTGGTTTAGCCATAATGGCGACACGAAGGTATATGTTTGTGCCAGAGTCTAAAGAATCAAAAATAAGTATTAAATTTGTAACATACGATAATCGTGGAACAAGAAGCGAAATTATAAAAAAATAATGGATAAATCACCAGTTATAATCAATCAATACCCGTTTCCAAATCAAATGGCATCTGAGGAAGAGAAGTCTACTGAAAAATACGGGTTAAATGTTGGCAAGGCCATAGAGGGCGAATGGTTTAAAAGAAGGAATAATTCCTGTAGGTTTTACGACCAACGGGGAGAGTTTAATAGACTTAGACTATACGCTAGGGGTGAGCAGCCTATACAGAAGTACAAGGACGAGTTATCTATAAATGGAGACATGTCTATGTTAAATCTAGACTGGACCCCCATACCCATCATACCCAAGTTTGTAGATATCGTAGTTAACGGTATGTCAGACAGACTGTTTGAAATAAGGGCTGAGTCTCAAGATGTTATGTCTGCTGAGAAGAAGAACATATTTCAAGATATGATTGAGTCTGACATGGTAGCAAAAGATTTTTTGACTATTACCAAGGAACAGTTTGGTATAGATGCATTTAATGTTGATCCAGAGGAATTGCCAGAGAATGATGAGGAATTGTCATTATATATGCAGTTAAAGTATAAGCCAAGCATAGAGATAGCACAAGAGGTTGCAATCGATACACTTCTTAAGATGAATGATTATTCGGAAACAAGAAAGCTAGTAGATTATGACTTGACTACTATTGGTATAGCGTGTGTTAAACATTCGTTCTTACCAAATGATGGAGTTAATATTGAGTACGTAGATCCAGCCAATTTGATACACAGTTATACAGATAAGGCTGACTTTTCTGATTGTTATTATTTTGGTGAGGCAAAGCAGGTACACTACACTGAGTTATTAAAGATAAATCCAAACTTAACTGATGAAGAATTAACGGAAATTAAAAATGCTGGTTCAGCTTGGACTAGTTATTTTCCTATAATTAGAAGTTATCAAGATGATGCCTTTCAAAATGAAGTTGTTACGTTGTTATACTTTAACTATAAAACGTCTAAGCACTTTGTGTGGAAAAAGAAGATACTAGAAAATGGTGGTGAAAAGGTAATAAGAAAGGACGAGTCGTTCAATCCTCCAGTTGAGGAGGGTATGATGTTCGAGAAGGTTGAGGCAGTAAGAGACGTGTGGTATGATGGCATACTTGTAGCTGGTTCAAACCTTTTATTAAAGTGGGAGTTGATGCGTAACATGGTTCGTCCTAAGTCTGCAACGCAGATGGCACTACCAAATTACGTATTGCATGCACCTAGAATGTATAAGGGTATGAAGGAGTCTCTAGTTAGACGAATGATCCCATTTGCTGATCAGATACAATTGACTCACCTTAAGCTTCAGCAGGTAATGGCTAGAGTTGTTCCTGACGGGGTATTTATTGATGCAGATGGTATCAATGAGGTTGACTTAGGTACTGGTGCAGCATACAATCCAGAGGACGCACTCAAGTTGTACTTCCAGACGGGTAGTGTTATTGGTAGAAGTTATACACAAGATGGTGACTTTAATAACGCAAGAATTCCTATTCAAGAGTTAAACTCAAATAGCGGTCAAGCAAAAATGGGTGCACTTATTAATAACTACAACCACTATCTAAACATGATTAGAGATGTGACGGGCATTAATGAGGCTAGAGATGGAACGTCACCTCATCCAGATGCATTAGTTGGTGTACAGAAGTTAGCTGCTATGAATTCTAATGTAGCTACTAGACACATACTAGAGGCTGGTCTTAACATCACCAAGCGTTTGGCTACATGTATATCAATCAGGGTTGCGGACATACTAGAGTATTCTGATTTTGCCGAAGAGTTTGCTATGCAAATTGGCAAGAATAATGTTTCTATAATAAACGATGTAAAAGATTTATATTTACATGACTTCGGAATATTTATAGAGTTATCTCCAGATGAAGAGCAAAGGGCAAACCTAGAGGCTAACATACAGATAGCCTTGCAGCAACAGACAATTGACCTAGAGGATGCCATTGACATACGAAATATAAAGAACATTAAGCTTGGCAATGAGTTGCTAAAGGTTAAGAGACGCAAGCGAATGGAGAAGCAGCAGCAGGACAAGCAGATGGAATACCAGATGCAAATGCAGACAAACATGCAGACTCAACAGGCAGCAGCAGAACAAAAGGCTCAATTGTTTCAAATGGAATCTCAATCTAAGATCCAGATTAAGCAGGCAGAGGCTGAGTATGCTATACAGCAGTTGAGAGCAGAGGCTGATCTAAAGAAGGAGTTAATGGCAATAGAGTTTGACTATAATATGCAACTAAGGGGCATGGAGTCAGATCAATTAATGAGTAGAGAGAAAGAGAAAGAAAAGGCAAAGGATAACAGGATTGACTTACAGGCAACTAGACAGTCAGACCTTATTAACCAAAGAAAAAATAATCTTCCGCCTTTAAACTTTGAGAGTAATGAGGATTCACTTGACGGATTTGACTTAGAATCATTTAGTCCTAGATAATTATGAAAAAAAGAATAACTAAAACTACTACCGCTCCCCCATTAAAGCTGACTCCAGATTTATATGGACACTACAGCGGCCCTAATGATTATTCTTCATCTGCTGGATTAACACTACAGAAAGATAACCTCACTTTAAAGTCTCAGGTAGGTGCTTCCCCAGGATATAAGTACGGAAACATTAGTGGGGAGTATAATGTACCTATTAACAATAATAACTTAAGTTTATATGTATCCATTAGTAAAGAGTCATCAAACCCATTTACTACTGAGATAGGTGGGAAGTATACAATTAATATAGGTAATAAAGATAAAAATAAAAATAAAAAAAAGTTATAACTTTGTAACAAATTAAATTAAATAAAATGGGAGAAGAATTTAAAGTAAGAGCAGTAGAGTTTGAGGAAAAGGGTGTAGCAGAAATTGAGGATCAATTGCTAAAAGAGCATGATGATAAAATAAATGGAACACCTACACCTAGCAATACAGAGAATATAGAGTTTTCTACATCGGTAGGAGAGAACATTCCTGAAGATCTAGATGATAATAGAGTTCTTTCATATCTTGGGAAAAGATGGAATCGAGAGATTACATCGTTAGATGAATTGGCAGACCAGCGTAGGGATAACGAAGAGTTACCTGAAGATGTGTCTACCTTTTTAAAGTATAAAAAAGAAACGGGACGAAGTATCCAAGACTTTATTCAATTGAGTAAAGACTATGATACTGAAGAACCAAATTCTTTGTTGTTTGAATATTATAAGAGTCAAAATGCAGATTTAGACGCTGAAGATATTAAGTTTGATATAGAAAGTAATTTTTCATATGATTCAGATTATGATGATGAAAAAGATATCAAGAAAAAACAAATAGCAAAGAAAAAAGAGCTTGCTAAAGCTAAGAAGTATTTCAACGAAATGAAAGAACAGTACAAGGTTCCACTTGAGTCAAGGGAGTCTTTTGTTCCACAAGAAGAGAAAGATGCTTATAATGCTTACAAGAAAAATAGAGAGTCTTCCTCACTTAACGATGAAGAGCAACAGAAGAGGTCTAGGTATTTCTCTGACAAAACAAATGAATTATTTTCAGATAAATTCGAAGGTTTCGGGTTTAATATTTCTGAGAACAAGAAGTTAGTTTATAAGCCAGCAGAACCTAAAACCTTATTGCAAGAACAAGTTGATTTAAGTGGCTTCATTTCGAAGTTCTTAAATAATGATGGATATCTTGCAGATGCTGAAGCCTTTCACCGTGCTATTTCTGTAGCCTCAAATCCAGAAAAGTTTGCTAAGTTCTTTTATGAGCAAGGCAAATCAGAAGCAATTGATGGTGTATCTAGGGAATCAAAGAATATTGACATGACTAGACAGACACCTCAAAACGCTCCTAGTAATGGAATGCAGGTTAGAGTTGTAGATCAAGAACGTGGAAGCCGATTAGTAATAAAAAAACGTTAAACAATTTAAAAACTAAAAAAAAATGGCTGGTACATTACAAACGAGTCCAGGTGTATCGATTACACCTAGCTCAGTGAAGGCAACATTGTCTTCAAACTACATTACAAACTTTGATTTCTTAAATCAGTATCTTCC